AAGAAGGTCTGGATTGGAATGGGTATCGTGTTAACAATATCTTTGATGTTCAGAGCAGGTAGTATATTTCAAAACATCTTGACACCAGCCCCACAAGAGGTTATAGTAAGAAAGAGTTAGACTTACATGTATGGATTATGTTGATGGTAAATTCATCAATGAAATCTCCTCAAGACTTCAGAAGTTTAAAAAGGTAAAGCCCAATCTTTATAACTTCCGCTGCAATATCTGCGGAGATAGTAAGAAGCATAAGAATAAAGCCAGAGCCTACTTCTATCAGGTAAAGAACAACACTAACTTCAAGTGTCACAATTGTGGTGCTTCTTTGTCATTTAATAATTGGTTGAAGGACTTTGATGGACCTGCCCACAAACGTTATACCTTTGAGAAGTTTAAAGAAGGTCACACCGGAAAAGGTTTTGTTGCTGAAGCACCTGAAGAGATATTCTCTAGGTTGGGTTCTTCTAAACCCGTATTTAAAAACAAAGTCACTCTTGATTTGTTGGGCGCTTTTGATGTAGACAAGTCCAGGAGTTATCTTCATCGAAGAGGTATCTTTGATGGGGAGTTTTATTATGCTGAGAACTTCCAAGAGTTTGTCAACTCATTACTTCCTAATACATTTAAGGATATCAAGTATGGTGAGGAGAGGATTGTCATTCCTCTTGTCAGGGATGGACAACTTATTGGTCTCCAAGGAAGAGCTCTAAGTTCTAATCCTATTAAATACTTAACCATTATGTTGGAGGAAGATGCTCCCAAAATATACGGACTTGACAACATCAATAAAGAACTACCAGTCTATGTGGTTGAAGGACCCTTCGACAGCACTTTCCTCAACAATAGTGTGGCTCTGTGTGGTAGTGATGGTGAAGTTGGTGATCTTGAAAGAGACCTTCTTGTTTTTGTCTACGATAATGAACCCCGTAATAAAGAAATTGTTGGAAGAATTGAACGAGCTATTGAAGGAGGAGAAAGAGTTGTTATCTGGCCAAATAACATAACGCAAAAGGATATAAATGATATGGTCTTGGCGGGACATGAAGTTCAAGATCTAGTAGAATCAAATACATTTACAGGATTACAAGCAAAACTTAAATTTACCACCTGGAAGAAGATATGAGCAACGGAACTAAGGTACAGAAGAGAGATGGTCGTATTGAACCTCTTGATCTTGATAAGATGCACTTGATGGTTGAAGAGGCGACACAAGGTCTTGCAGGAGTTTCTGCTAGTCAGGTAGAGATGACTTCTGGTATTCAATTCTATGATGGAATTACAACAGCAGAAATTCAAGAAATTCTTATCAAGAGTGCTAGTGATTTAATTGATCTGGAACATCCAAACTATCAGTATGTTGCTGCAAGACTTCTTCTCTTTGCTGTGAGAAAGAGCTTGTATGGGAAGATGAGAGAACTTCCGCCACTTGTTGAACATATCACTAAACTGGCATATGATGGTTTGTATGATAAGCAGATCTTTGACAAATACACTCTTGAAGAGATTGAGAAGGTTGAAACATTTGTAGATCACGATCGTGACTTTTTGTTTACATACGCTGGATTGAGGCAAGTTGTAGATAAATATCTAGTACAGGATAGAAGTGATGGAAAGGTGTATGAAACACCTCAGTTCATGTATGTAATGATTGCTTTGACGATCTTCCAGAACTATCCCAAAGAAACACGCCTCTCTTATGTAAAGAGATACTATGATGCAATCTCCAGACATAGAGTCAACATCCCCACACCAATCATGGCGGGTGTACGAACACCTCTCCGTCAGTTCGCGTCTTGTGTTTTGGTTGATGTTGATGACACCTTGGATAGCATTTTTAGTAGTGATATGGCCATTGGCCGTTATGTCGCACAAAGGGCTGGTATCGGTATCAACGCTGGGCGAATTCGTGGGATCAACAGTAAGATCAGGGGTGGAGAAGTACAGCACACTGGTGTTGTTCCTTTCCTTAAAAAGTTTGAATCAACTGTACGATGCTGTACACAAAATGGAATCAGAGGTGGATCAGCAACTGTTCACTTCCCAATCTGGCACCAAGAAATAGAAGATATTATTGTTCTGAAGAACAACAAAGGAACAGAAGACAATCGCGTAAGAAAACTTGATTACTCAATTCAAATTTCAAAACTTTTCTACGAGCGTTTCATCCAGGATGGAGAGATTAGCTTGTTCTCACCGCATGATGTACCGGGATTGTATGATGCTTTTGGTACTGATGCATTTGATGATCTCTATGTGGGTTTTGAATCAGATGAGTCTGTTCCTAGAAAAACTATCGGGGCGCAGGAACTTATTCTGGATCTTTTGAAGGAGAGGGCAGAGACTGGTCGTATTTACATTATGAACATCGATCACTGTAACTCACACTCATCTTTTAAAGATAAGATTGAGATGAGTAACCTTTGCCAAGAGATCACTCTCCCTACATATCCCCTTCAACATATTGATGACAACACATCTGAGATTGCTTTGTGTATTCTCTCCGCAATCAATGTTGGTAAGATCAAGTCGGATGAGGAACTAGAAGACCTCTGTGACCTTGCTGTAAGGGGTTTGGAGGAGCTTATCGACTATCAGGAGTACCCAGTACTATGTGCTGAATTGGCAACTAAGGCAAGAAGATCATTGGGTATTGGATTTATTGGATTGGCTCATTATCTCGCTAAACTGGGATATAATTATGATTCACAAGAAGCTTGGGATGCTGTTCATGGGCTTTCTGAGTCATTCCAGTATTACCTTCTGAAATCTTCTAACCAGTTGGCTAAAGAGAAGGGGTGGTGTGAAAACTTTGGTCGTACCAAATACGCAGATGGTATCCTTCCAATTGATACATACAAAAAAGATGTTGATGAAATTTCATCACAGGAGTTAGCACATGATTGGGAAAGTCTTAGAGCTTCTATTTTGGAATACGGACTTAGGCACTCAACATTGTCCGCACAGATGCCATCGGAGAGCAGTTCCGTTGTGTCAAATGCAACCAATGGGATCGAGCCTCCTCGCGGATTCTTGTCCGTTAAGAAATCCAAAAAGGGACCTCTTAAGCAGATTGTACCGTCGTATACCACTCTGAAAAATAATTACACTCTTCTGTGGGAGATGCCAGACAATAAGGGTTACATAAATGTAGTGGCTGTTATGCAAAAATTCTTTGATCAAGCCATATCTGGTAATTGGAGTTACAACCCAGAGAATTATCCTAACAATGAAGTTCCTGTTTCAGTAATGGCAAATGACTTTCTAACTACATATAAGTATGGTTGGAAAACTTCTTATTATCAGAATACTTATGATCACAAGACTGATGAAGTGAAGGAGGAGGAGCCAACCAAGTTGAACGATATATTGCAAGAAATAACAAACCTAGAGGAGGGAGAGTGTGAATCCTGTGCAGTTTAAGGTAAGTAACATGGCAAACCCCACCAAAGTTAGGGGGATGACTGTATTCAACTCTGAAGTGGTTGATACAAAAACACAACCAATGTTTTTTGGAAAACCACTTGGTGTTCAGAGGTATGATTCATACAAATATCCAATCTTTGAGAAACTTACAACACAACAATTAGGGTATTTCTGGAGACCTGAAGAGGTATCTCTCCAGAAGGATCGCGGTGATTATCAATCACTGAGACCAGAACAGAAGCACATTTATACATCTAATCTGAAATATCAGATTATGTTGGACTCTGTTCAGGGTCGTGGTCCAGGTATGGCATTTATTCCATATTGTTCGCTTCCTGAATTGGAAGCATGTATGGAAGTGTGGGGATTCATGGAAATGATCCACAGCCGCTCCTATACGCATATTATTAAGAATGTGTATTCAGATCCTACTGAAGTTCTCGATAAGATTGTTACTGACGAAAGAATTCTTGATAGATCAAAGAGTGTAACACAGTCATATGACGAGTTTATCAACGATGCTCAATGTTGGGGTAACGGATCACTTTGGTCCGAAGATTTTCGTGATACAGATGTATCAAAATCTACTATCAATGATGTCAAACGAAAACTTTACAGAGCAGTTGCCAATGTTAACATTCTTGAGGGTATTCGGTTTTACGTTAGTTTTGCTTGTAGTTTCGCCTTCGGTGAACTTAAGCTTATGGAAGGATCAGCTAAGATCATTAGCCTTATCGCAAGAGACGAAAACATCCACCTAGCCATCACTCAGAATATTTTAAACAAGTGGAGAAAGGGTGATGATGATGAGATGGCACAGATCATGAAAGAAGAAGAAGAGTGGACATACGCAATGTTTGATCGTGCAGTTAAAGAAGAGAAAAAGTGGGCAGATTATTTGTTCCGTGATGGTAGTATGATTGGTTTGAATGATACTCTTCTTCAAAACTACGTTGAGTGGATTGCTAATAGAAGATTGAAAGGTATTGGTTTGAAACCAGTTTATGATGTTCCTGCAAAAAACAATCCTCTTCCCTGGACTGAACACTGGATCTCTTCTAAGGGACTCCAGGTTGCTCCACAGGAAACAGAGGTTGAATCATATGTTGTTGGAGCTATCAAACAAGATGTTAAATCTGATAGTTTTGCTGGCTTTAGTTTGTGACAAGAAATTGTAATGGAATTCCCTGGATCGTGTCGTGGCCTGAGCCATGGCACGATCTTTCTGGTGACTGGAATGATTGGTTTCAGGGAATGGAATATCGAAGATTGATGCAAATACAAGCTAAGAAATTTGACGACTACATATTTGAGGAATATGAAGAAGTTTAAGTGTGTGATTATGAAAACCCGTGGTTGTATCTGGAGAGACCTTTTACTAGTGATGATATTCTGGACTTTTATGGTTTTGTGTATCTCATTACCAATCTCTCAAACCAACGACTCTACATTGGCAGAAAAGTCTTTTGGTTTTATCGAAAACCTCCTGGAAAGAAACGAAGAGTAAAAAAGGAGTCAGATTGGAAACTGTACTATGGTTCATCTGACGAACTTAAAGAAGATGTAAAATTACTTGGAACTCACATGTTTCGCAGGGAGATTCTTTCACTACATAAAACTAAAGGCAAGACAAACTTTGCAGAAACAGAAGCATTATTTAAAAATAATGTGTTAACTGAATCACTTGCTAATGGCACACCTAAATATTACAATTCCAACATAATGAATCGTTATTATCGTAAAGATTACTTTGAAAATGTTTAATCATATATTCAATAAAAATACACTTTGCATTTTCTTATCTTCCATAGTTTCTTTCTCATGTGTGGCTGGTGCTAGACAAACAGAAACAACTTCTGAAGAAGAAGTGGTAGTTGTGCAAACCCTCAAGAAAGAGATCAATAGATGGAAGTGTAAAGATTGCACACCACAAGAGAAAGAAACACTTGATTTCCTTCAAGAAAATGGTATTGTTGATAAGGCTGCACTTGCAACTATAATGGGAAACATTAAACAAGAATCAATGTTTAATGCAAACATTTGTGAGGGAGGATCAAGAGTTCCATACAACCTTTGCCATGTTGGTGGATATGGTTTGATTCAATGGACTACATCTCGAAGGTACATTGGATTGGGACAGTTTGCAAAGCGGCACAATTGTGATCCTAGTTCCCTCAAGTGCCAACTAAGATATATGGTAACTGAAAGGCAATGGAAGAGAGCTCTTTCAAGGTTTAAGGTTCCTAACCAATCAATCTCTTACTACATGAAGGGTGCTTACTGGTGGTTAGGGTGGGGAATACATGGTGAAAGAACCAAGTATTCGTTCCAGTATCTAAACCGTCTATTTCAGGGTTGAAAAGGTTTAGCTTCCACCTTATAATAAGGAAGTACTGAGGGCTCATAGTTAAGGGGAAATAACCTCCGCCTTCTAAGCGGATGTCCCAGGTTCGAATCCTGGTGAGCCTGTTGGGTTATTCCCATTTTCTCTTTATTTTTTACTATGGAAATTAACGTTTCATCAATTGTTCGCAGTGTTGCAATTGGAGTCGTAGGTCTACCTGTTGCACTTGGGGTTTCAGGAGTACTTAATACTACTTCTTTTTATCTCAATGCTCAAGCAGAATCAACCCTCTCTGAAAATGCAAGTGTTGTTAATCAGAACAATGTGAAAGCAGATCTTACCAAAGATTGTCTCGCATATCTTCTCTCCAAGAATGATACCAAGTTGGAGCGTGATTCTAAGGATGCAGTTGATGAATACTTTGGTGGTGATGTATCACACAAAGAGGTTTGTAACTGGGTGATTGATTGATATATAGTCCAAAGGGGATGAATGACTCTAAACTCTCTCCTCCTCAGCCATTCTAGCTCAGCTGGTAGAGCAGGGTTTTTGTAAAGCTCAGGTCGCAGGTTCAAGTCCTGTGAATGGCTTGTCCAAGAGGTGATACTCAAGGGCGTTCTGGACTGGGGTTCGATTCCCCACACTTCCACTTCATGGGGGTGTACTGGTTTCGACAGGGCGTTACAAGTGTTACTGATGACGGGACAGAACAACACACGCCAACAACATTGTGGCATTCAACCGCAGCCTCGTTGCTGCCTGATAAGGTTGACGGAGTTAGGTAAGCTACGTTCCTCAATTACCCACTGGACCTGGAAGGGTCCTTAAACCTTCTAAAATGCCCTGTAGCACAACGGCAGTGCAAGAAGCTGTTAACTTCGAGGTTGCAAGTTCGAATCTTGCCGGGGCAGTAACGGATTGGCGACATCCGTGCTCACATCTCCGAGAGAAAAAAGAATCGGAAACACACCCCATGTGAGAGAGAGGTGGGACCCCTCTTGATGCCCGTCAGTGTTATTCTGCAGGATATCACTGACGCATTTTTTACGAGGTGTAGCTCAGTTTGGTAGAGCACCCGCTTTGGGAGCGGGCGGCCGTAGGTTCAAATCCTGTCGCCTCGATATAATAAATATTAGAAGGATTAACCCATCTAGATGAAAACAGTAAGAATATAATTATGATTACGCCATCCCAACTTTTTAATGAGACAAAGGAAGTCATTGAAGTTGTAGAAGAATCTATTGAAGAAAAACAGACACTGGAAGAGGAAATTTCTCATTCAGTGTCTATAATTGATGGTGCCTTTAGAAGTATTCAGGAGCAAATTCTATCCTCCAACAAGAAAGAACTCTCCACATATAAGGACCAGGTGCTTGAGGTCTACAATCTTTGTAATGATATCAAGGATAATCAACTTCCAAAATACAAGAGAGAAGTTCTTCAGTCTGATCTCAGGACAGAATCAAAAATTAGAAAACTTAAGGAAGAGTTGTACCAGACTCTTGAAGATAGATTAGAAGAGACAAAGGAAACTATCAAAGTTTACTTCAGAGAGGAAGTAAACGATCTTAACAAACTCAGAGCAAGTGTAGTTCTGGTTGAAAGATATATTAAGGAAAACTCCTCAGCAATTGTCAGTCTGAGAGAGGAGGTATTTGCTCAACTCAGAGAGTTTAATAGTGATTCTGAAGTCAATCAGATTGTCATTCAGGATAAGTTAGATGAGATAAGTAAAGAGTATGAGACATTGAGTGAGGGTCTTCTGAATGAACCACCCTCCACTAGTAACAGTGACCCACTCACACCACCAGATCAGAACTTTGTAACTCTGGATCAGTTACAACAACACTACAAGTTGTTTGTAAATAGAATTCAGCAACAACTTTCTACACTAGGTGGCGGTGGCGAAGTTCGTTTGGAGTTCTTGGATGACATTGACAGGGACACTGCTCTAATTGATGGTAGAGTTCTGAAGTATGATGCCAGTGTTGGAATCTGGACTGGTGCTGTTGTAACTGGTGGAGGTGGCGGTGGTTCTTACTCTGGAACAGTGGGACAACTCCTTCAACACGATGGAAATGATTTCGTTGGTATTGCATCTACAGGGTTTAGAGACTATGTAATCGATCAAGC